ATGTTATCTTGAGATTGAATAACCCGGATGGTGTTATTGAAATACCGATATACCAAGGTGACCGCTTTAAAACCGATGAAGTACATCAATTGGCAGATGGTGGAGATTGTTGGGATGTAAAAATCTCAGGTATTATCCCGAAAAGATGCGCGTTGAATGAAAATGTCATTCAAACTTTGGAGCGTGGTGAATGGTTGGTTCTTGCACAAGATGCCAATGGGGTCATCGTTATGTATGGCTCGACAGACGTTCCTTTGAAGTTCACCCATTCTAGGTCATCCGGCTCAAGCGGAGAACTGAATGGTAGTGGATTTTCTTTTTCCGCACGAGAACCCGCACCTTCAATGGTTCTCTCAAGCCTACCTACTTAAATCTAAAATAGCTGTTTTTTAGCCAAATCCCGCGCTCAGTGTCCTTGGTGCGGGATTTTTTTTGTCCTTAAATTCGTGGTGCTTTTAAAAATAAACGCTATGAATGAAGTAGTTCTTGAGGTCAATGGTATGATTGACCATTATGGTTGGCAAAGAACCAACATCCGATATTTCCTCAATAAAAATAAAGCGAACGCTGTTCGCTTGAAGGTGAATAGCTTCGGTGGCTCAGTGAATGAAGCCATCGCTATCTCTAAATTATTGGAGGATCATGGTAATGTGACAGTAGAATTCATCGGATTCTGTGCTTCTGCAGTGACTTGGATGGCTTTCGGTGCCAAAACTAGAGAAATGCATGAAGACAGCCTTTGGTTGTGCCATAAATCATCTATCCGTGTAGACATTTATCGCACCATGAACTCGGATCAATTGGCTGATACCATTAAACGGCTCGAAAATGAGAAGAAGAATCAGGATGCAATCGACTTGATTATTGCCAAGAAGTACGCAGATATGTGTGCTGATAAAGACAAGAGTTTAGCCGATGTGTTCGACTTAATGAAGCAGGAACGTTGGTTGTCGGCTGATGAAGTAAAGGAATGGGGTTTCATTGACAACATCATTCCTGGCATCAACAAGATTACAGACGAATATCGCAATCTTTTGATTGAGAACTGCGCAGCTCTCAACTTCCCATTGCCGGCAATCATCGATAAACAAGATGATACGCTTTCAAATACCGAAGTCTCCGAGAGTCTGGTGAACCGTATTGTGAATTCCATCAAGGCTATCTTCAAGCCAATGGAAAAAACAACTGAAAACAATAACCCAACTAATAACTCTACAATCATGAACAAAAATTTCGTGATGGTCAATGCCTTGCTCGGAGTAGAAGGATTGACCGAAAACAATGGCAAGGTAGAATTGACTACCGACCAGTTGCAGACAATCTGTAATGCATTGAAGGAAGCAGATAGCAACAAGCAATCGGTGACTAAGGCCACTGAAGCTTTGGATGCCATCTCTCCGAACATCAAAAATGTTTCCGGACTGGAGAACAAGATTCAGGTTGTTGCTGCTGTTATCAACATGGTTCCAAAAGGTGTTCCTGCTGGCAACGCATTGCCAAAGGAAAACAAAGTCGATGATTTCTCCGAAACCGCAAAGGATCCGGTGAATCAGTATGTGAAAGAACGCTAACCTTCTAAACTTTATTGAAGTATGGATTTGACAACTCCTATTGACATTACGGCGGTCATTGGTGCGGTAAAGAAGCACAGAGACCTCCTGGTTACGCTGAGAACTGAAGCAGCTGGAGATATCCTTCAGCACTTTACAGCCATCTCAGGCGTGAAGGACTCAATCACGTTGGGTCGTACTACTTTGGGTAAGATTTCCCACAAGTACACTGGCAAGTTCGTCGGTCAGGTGTCGAATGGTAAAGTCGTTCCTCGTACACTCAAGGTATATCCTTGTGTGATGGAGATGGACGATGAGCCGGAACGCTACCGCCGTACTTATATCACCGAAGTGGATGGCGGCTTGGATCCGAACAAGCATCCGTTTGAAATTTGGCTCATCAATTATGGTATCAAGTGCGCTTCCAAAGAATTGCACGATGTGTTGTTGGTGGCCAAGTATGATGCTGACACCGAAAAGACTGACTTGAATACGTCTTTCGATGGCCTCTTGACTATTGTCGAAACAGAGAAAACAGGTGGTGGTATCTCTACTGAACTCGGTAATATGCACGCAACAGGCGTCTTATCTCGTGCAGATATTGGTACAAAACTTTTGGAAATGTGGCGCAAGATGCCGCAAAACTTCCGCAGGGATGGTGGCAAGATGTACATGTCTGAAGACCTCGCTCAGATGTATGATGACTGGTTGGATGACCAAGGTACTTTGGTGACTGGTTCCGGTGCAGAGACAGCGGGACAGAAGTTCTTACGTCAGACTAATGGCAAATGTGAAATTGTCCGTCTTTCTGGTATGCCAGAAGGTTCTCAGTTCGTCATGATTACCACAAAAGAAAATGCGGTCTATGGTTATGACAAACCGAGTGATTTCAGTCGAATGGTACCGTTTAATTCGGGTAACCCTTACCGCTTTACAGCAGCTGGTAAATATGTCTTGGGTTGGCAGTTCGTCACTCTCGACAAGTCAGAGTTCTTGTGTAACGACCAACCTGTTACTCCGGCAGCTGGTTAACTAACCCTTAAAACTGTTAGCTATGAGTAAGAATTGTGTTGAATTAGCAAATATCGACGAAGCCATTGCATGTGTGGACCTCGATAACTTGGCTGGTACCATCCAGGAATTGATTTACTTCTACTGGAATGATGTAGCCACTTGGCCGGATTTGCCGGCTCCTGCATCCGAAGACGGAACCATGACATTTGCTGAAGCAGGTGCATGGGAGGGTGACGTGGTTATGAAAGAAGGTACTTGTGCCCATAGACTTGTGTTCACTGATGACAGTGGTGAACTGACCATCACTGACCAGGGCGAAACTGGTGGTGAATCTTGTTTGTATGAATTGAACATCACTCGTGCAAAAATGTCGCAAGTGATCTTCGGTTTCGAAAATGCCACTCGTGGCCGTCGTCTGGGCTTGATTGTCACAGATAAGAACGGTCAGCGTTATCTCTTGGGTGACAAACTCAATGCTGCGCGTCGTGTAGCTGCTGATGCTTCGACTACCGGTAAAGTCGGTACCGACTTGAATAAGGTGCCAATGAAGTTCACTTATCAATGTCCGCGTAAACTCATGTACACGGGTGATGTAGAAAACATCCTCAAGGTAGCTGGGGCTGCGGCAGGTTAAGTCAATCGTGTAACTCTAATCATATGAATAAAGGGGTGTTCTACGGGAGTAGGAGACCCCTTTTGTTGTGTCCGATTTTCGCACTTTTATCCGCACTATATTTGTATTGTTCTTATTCAATACGTTTTTATGACAAACAACTTTATCAAACATCGCCAAGCAGCCATCGATTGGCTGAATGGCAAACGGGACTTTGATGCAGGTATCAAGGTACTCGAAGAATCGAAATTCAAACCGGGTGTTGTGGCTAAACTCAAACGGGTGGGGGTGAAAGGTCCCGAAGCCAAGCCTCGTTTGGTACACCTCATGCGTTCGTTGGTGCAAGCTTGGGCGATGCCTGAAGGTGAAGCAGCGGACAATACTGATCCGGCTACAGGTGTCGATGCCAATGAAGAAATGGCCATTCACACCGACTCTTCAGATGCCTATATCAATATGGCTGTCGAAAAACTTACCGTTGACCCCGAAGCATACCCAAAGCGCATCGCTTCTGTTATCCGTGAATATGCAGATGCCTACAAAAAACGTGATATTTTGCACAAACAGATGGCAGAATTTCCGGAAGACAACGAACCAGATACAATGGCGAAACGCAAGGCCTTGTCTGAAGAAATCGCAGCCAAGACCGAACTGATGGAGCGCATGTATCCACTCTACGAAAAATATCAATCTCTTCAACAGGACATTTCAGATGATGATCTTCAATCCCTTGAAGCTGCTGATGATGACACTCAACCAGTGGAGGATTCAGATAAAGCGGATGATTCTAACTCCACAGATGCGAGCTATGAAGGCAAAACCAAAGAAGAACTCCAAAAAATCCGTAAATCTGTGGCAACGAAAATCGGTAGAGCAAAAAATATGCTCGAATACCAACAAGAGACGAAGGCAGAATCACCAAATCCGATGCCGGAATCTCCCAAGAGAGTGAAATATGAGACCAAAATTGCCAATTTGAGCAGAGATTTGGAGCAGATTGATTATGCCATTGCTAAGCTCGGTTGATTCTGAATATGCTTGTAAGTCTCCATAATATAGATTTTAAGGTTAACGATGAACCGGCGGCCACCCCATCAGTGAAGGGGGTGGCTCGCCTTGATGTTGGGCAGAACGCTGATAACGACATCGTGGTACCGCTCCTTAGTCATCCTTCCGCTTTAGGCAAAATACACATGGGGCAGGACAAGCATTTCTATTCCAATGGTTCTTTCAACCTTGTGCAGCTCGTTCTCTATCTGCTCAAGCAGACAGGCCCGGCTCATGTGTTTATCTCCAGTTATTCGATTGCGGAGGATTCATTGGCGACACTGAAACGGTTGCAAGAAAAAGGCGATATTTGGGATATCTCTTTTCTTATCGACAATCGGGTTAGGTCAATCTCTCCCAAACCGTTCGATTACCTGGTTACTGCTTTCCCGGATAGATACAGGTGTTGCGCTTTACATGCTAAGGTGGCACTGATTTGGAATGATAATTGGAATCTGTCTGTCGTAGGCAGCCAGAACGCAACCCACAATCCAAAGCTTGAGCGAGGTATTATCCATACTTCACAGGATATTTTTTACTTTGACTTTAAAACCTTGACACATGAATTTGAACGAGGAACAACTTGAGACGATTCATAAGGCTGGTGCCTTGTTACTCCCTCCGTCGTTGGTGGCCATCAACTTAGAAGTGGATGAACTGGATTTCTTGAACGAAGTCCGGAATCGTCAATCACCCATTCACAAGGCATATTATTCAGGGTATTTGGAGCAGCTGTCGGAAACAAGGGCAGCCATAATCAAATCGGCTCGCAATGGTAGTAATCCGGCACAATTGGAGGTGCTGAAGTTTATTCAAGAAATAACCCGTCAGTTGAAATATGAGTAAAAAAGGATTGCCCTCATTAGCCGAACAACGCTATGAATTGATACAGCAGCACATCATCGACCCCGAGAACTCGCCACTTCCAGCAGAGCTGAAAGAACAGTTCAGTCGAGTGTTGCAGGTGGCACGCTTGATGGATGACTACCCGAATGAATCACACATCATCAACATCATGCTGGCCAAGTATCGTGTATCCACTACGCAGATCCGAAAGGATATCGGATTGGCTCGTGAGTTGTTCAAGACAAATCACACCTTCGATTGGGATTTCTGGCACGCATGGCAGATTAAGGACCAGTTGGAATTGATTCGTGAATGTAAGCTCAGGGGTGACCTCAAGCAATGGAATAATGCCAAGAAGACATTGGCTATTCTTATCGGTGAAAAACCGGAAGCTGTTGAAGATCCTCGTCGCATGGAGAAGAATGTCTTCTACATTCAAGTCAACAACGGTACGGGTGATAAATTGAATATCAACCTCGATACGTTGCGTTCTCTCTCGCACCAGGACCGAAAAGAAATCATCGACACTTTGTATCAGCCTATCGATGATGTACAGGCTGAAGATATTATGAACTCTTAAACAAATGACTATGAACCCAAGATTAACAAACAAAAAACTCGTGAAGGCTCTGATGGATACAAAGGGGCTTGATATGATTTCAATCACCAGTGCGACGATTGTTGTGCAGGTCTCGGATAAGTTTACTCCGAAAATGGCAGAAGAATTGTCCAATCAGCTTGGGCATACAAATGATGTCAAGGCTGCTACCCGAGATGGAGTCAATTATATGATTTTCCCTCGATTCTGATGGAGCATAACGTTTGGGAAGAAGAAATTGTGCTGAATCCGGCACAGATGGCATACATGCTGATGCAAGCGAAGAATAAGTATGTCATTTATTCACGCGGTACCGGGAAGTCCTTTATTGTCGGTGCCGAAGTGGATGAGAACGTGCGTCTCATGCCGCGTGGAGTGACAACTCTTGCCCAAGCCACCTATGGACAGGCATTGACCAAGACATTGCCTTCCACTTTCAAATTACTGGAGCAATTGGGGTATAAACGATACGATACCAAGACACGCACAGGCGACTATGTGGTGTGCAGGACTCCGCCTGAGGGTTGGTATCGTCCGTATGAGCATCTGATGAGCTACGAACATTGCATCACCTTCAGCAATGGCCATGTTCTTTATATCCTTACTCAAGATGGCAATTCCCGTGGTCCGAATGCCGATTTCAATATCACTGATGAAGCCTTGACATTGGATAAGGAGCAGTTCGATCAAGAAGTTGCACCGACCAATCGAGGCAATGAGCATATCTTCGGGCGCAAAAGCAAGGCACCGCTGTTCAAGCATCACGGCAATGCCTTCTTTAGCTCCATGCCCTACGAACCCGAACAGAAATGGTTGCTCGAACCTGCCAAGTATTACGAAGACGAGCGTGATATCCACCTCTTTGATGTGTGGAACCGCATCGTTAAGTTGCAGTTGCAGCTCATCGATGCGAAGCTGGACAATGATGTGCAGCTCTTCAAAGAGATTTGGAATGAAACCATTCGATTGCGTCGCTCGATCACGCCTTTCGTCTCTCAAGATGGTACACTCTTTATCCTGGCATCAATCTTTGACAATCTGGCGAATGTCGGCTTGTCCTACATCATGAATCAGTACAAGGTGATGGATAAGCTGACATTCATGATTGAAATATTGAACTTCATCGTGGATAAGATTGACCATTGTTATTACAACCTTGATGAGCGGCACAAGTATTACAAGGCTACCAATGACAGCTTTATCCGTGACTTTGCGGAGAACATCGATTGGGACTGGAAGCAGTTGGCTGATACGGATAGCCGGATGGATGCGGATTGCAACCCCAACCAAGCGATAGAAGTGTCGTTTGACTGGGGCTCCAATGCCTCCTTCCTTGAGGTGGCTCAATGTGGCCACTTCGATTTCGTGACCAAAACTTTATATAAGAACCGGTTGGTGGATAATACCATCAACGAGTTCTTCGTTCGAAATGATGAACTGGATGATACCGTAGTCAATGTGTTGGTGGATAGGTTCTGCCATTATTATAGGTATCATCCGCATAAGACCGTGCATTATTATCGTGACCGATATGGCGATATCCGTCATGCTAATTCCAAGAAGACCTACAATGAATCAGCCATCGAACGTTTGCAGCGTCATGGCTGGACTGTCGTGCAATATACACATCGAGGCATAGAACCGCCACAGCATGATAAATATCTGTTGTGGTCATCCATTACAGCGGAGACCGACGAACGATATCCGCTCAAGCGATTCAATGCTTCGAAGTGTAAGTACATCCTTATTTCAATGAATAATACCAGAGTTCGCACCAACTCATCGGGCAAATGGGAGAAGGACAAGCGTAGCGAGCGCAATGATTCTATCCTTCCTGAAGAAGCTACACACTTCGGGGATTGTGTCGATAAGCGTGTGTGGACAAAGTATGGTGACATTCTCACCAAGCGTACTTTCTTCGTAGATGCTCGCATCTGATTCCGCACTCGATTGGGTGCGGATTTGGGTTTAGGACTGCCTCGATGGGGTTTAGGACTGCCTCATATTTCCTATTTTGGTGCGGAGTCGGGCGAGGTCGATTTTAGGGCGCGTTAGGGTTCCCTTCGGAACAATTCTTTGTGAGGACAAAGAATGAAAGCCGTTCCTTCTGATTATCTGACTATTGTATTTTTAGTAACTTTCGTTAACAATCACATTCTCCCTCGTCGTTTCCGCTGCTTTTGCGCTGTATAACTCCGTTGTATAGCACAAAAGCGAATCCGGAAACGACGAGTTTTTTATACCCCTTACAGGGAGAGAGGTTCCAATGTTTGGTAGGGAAGTAAACTTCCTTACCTAAACATTTTTCCCGTTCCTTGCTCTACTTCTCTGCTCTTCGCCCATTGTTCGATTCCCTCTCGCATCCGATGTTCCGCTTTTGACGGCTGCAAAGGTATATGTTCCGCTCCAGCTGTCAAGAACAGGCGATGTCCGCTTAAAAAATCTCCACCCGTTGGGTCGTATTCTGTGCCGTTGGTTTTAGGCGGATTCTTGTCGTGCTCTCTCCGAACACCTTTTGAAGCAGCGTAAAAAGGCGAAACATACCCGGACGCGATAGTGACGGAATTAAAAAAAAGCTCAGAGCAGGTAGAGCAAGATTTGAAAAGGCTCACACCCCTCGGCTCAAGTTCAAGAATCAAATTTTAAAATCTACGATTATGGCACAGCAAATCAATGAACAATTCAAAGCGCAGTGGGAAAAACCGATGTTCTCATTCTACGATTATTTACCGACTAAGTATGAAGCGAGCAAAGCAGAGTGGAAAGTTAGAAAGTTGATATGGGATTTCAAGGATGGCAAGCGCAGCGCAAAAGTCGCTCAATTGGTTGCAAAGCAGATACGCAAGCAGTTCGGCAGTACTTGCGATTCACTTACTTTTGTATGTATTCCTGCAAGCACACCCGAAGCGAATGCCTTGAGATACGAAGAATTTGCCGAAGAGGTTTGTCGATTGACAGGAGCGCAGAACGCATACGCTCATATCCGTGTAGAGGGTG